CTCCCACGAAAATATTTCTATTTTCTTACTCAACTATGTTGAAGGTTTAGTTTAGCGTGGTTTTCCTAAACCACGGAATGTTTGTCTAAGCAAACATCTCAATAAGAGAAGGTATTAATTTCACGCCTTCTTTAATCATTGTTTCTACTACTGGTGCCCATCCTCCTGATGATGTTGGTTTCTGACATACTGAATGATCAGGTGTGGTGATATCTTGCATTCTACGTTTTGCGTAGCCATCTCTAACTTTATGTACAAATTCTTCATTGCTTGAAATCATAGTTCTATAACTTAAATTTGGTCCTATTACTTCAAAATGTCCTATAGCTTCTACTTCAAATGGTTGGTTAGCTTCTGCTTTAATATAAATTAACATTGAAGATGTGTTATCGAATGATACTTGTCCTGATGATTGATTTAAAAGATATTGGAAATTTGGTCCTTGATTGTTGGGACTGAGACACTGAATTAAGGAATCTTCAGCTCTAATTAAATGCCTTGTAACACTATGCCATGATGATCCTCTAAAAGATTTCTCCTTATAATTACCATATGATCTGATTAGTTGGGGTGTAAATCCAACTACTCCACCATCATAAGGTCCTTGAATTCCTGGTGTTAATTGAAATGTAAATACTGTTCCTGCTGCATTTAAAGTTGTTCCTATGTATCTGGCTCTTAAAACCATAGATACAATTCTAAAAGTTTTTCCTCCTGTTGTTTCACTTGGTTGAAAGTCTGAAATTTGAAATGGGGAATTGGAAGTTGTTAACACTCCATTAGCCCAATTAGGTTCAGGTCCTGATGTCGTAATTGAACTTGTGAGACATCCAAAGGAATTGACTATCATTCCTGCTGGCCTTAAAGCGGCCCATCCCACTCCAGAATCGTTAGTTGAGGCAGTTACAAATGTCTTAACTGTTACTTGCTGATGGGGTAATGTTGGTTGTAAAGGTAAACTAGAAGGTTTATCTAATGTTGGGTCAGCATAAGAAGTGGCAAATCTAATCGCGTCTTTTGAAATACTATCGTTTGATTTACCCATTTTCTCTACTCCTTTAATTAAAGTTTGACTTAAATTCTTCATAGTTTGAATAGCTCCTGCTGGGTTAGCTTGAGCTCTTTGTTCTCTATTCCTATTAGTAATTGTTCTACTAATTTTTTGTTTTGGTTGTTGTTTTGATTTTCTAATTTTGATATTCATTGTGGTTTGCGGGTCAATAAAGACCCCTGGTTGGTTATACTCTCTTTCATTTTATAATTTGATTAAGTGAGAATTTAAAAACTTAATCCGAACTACATATCCTTATAGGATTGTGTTTATACAAACTTCTTCTTCAATTCCATATTTTTTAACGAGGATGAATTGGTAATAAACCTCAAAATACTCTTAGATATAGTCAATTAATAATAAGTCTACTAATTTATGAGTATATAAGCATGGTAAAGTTTTAATATTCCTTAAAGTTTGTAAATAATCTAACATTAATTCTTTAGTGATGCCGTACCTGGCTAGCATGAAATTATCGAATTCTTCATTTGACACTAGTTGCGGTTTATAGGTAACTATTTGATACTCTAGTTCCTGTGGTGTTGTTCCTTTCCTATTGCATAAGTTTTCTATAATTTTATGTATTGCTGCATAAAACCAATTAACTGATTGTAATTCCCCGTATCCAAGCCATTGAGCGTGTAAAAACCGCTCACAGCATTCCACATAGGGTTGTTTTTTAAAAACAGAAGTTGGATTTGTTAAAACTTTTCCAAATTTTAGTAAAAAGCTAGGTAATCTACACCAAGTGTAAGTACCTTCTATATTCCTTAAGAAAACTCCTTTTAAAAAAGTTACAAATTCATCTGTCCTAAATTTCACTTGTAATCCATACTTTGCAAATTCCTTATTATCTCTCCAACAATTAATTGCGGCAAATATATTAACCATAGAATTGGCTAAACATGTAGCTGGTTCTCCTGTTAATCTCATAGAAAATTCTTTACTTGCCCATTTATCCTCTAAATTGGTACTTGATCCCCTAACAAAACCTTTCACTATTTTGTCTTTCCTTTGCTTAGCATTGATTGGTTGGTTATACATCTCTCTATATAACCTAGCTTGTTCTGGATATCCTAATTGTTCTATATAATCGGGTAAAATTTCTAAAGCCTCTCCTCTCTTCTGTGATGCATCAAATTTTGAATAGTCTGTTTCCCAAATTCCTAAAAGAGGATCATGGAAGAGTGAATCATCTCCCATAACCATTAATCCTTTGAAACCATTGCTCCTCCAAAAATTCCATACTATATCTAAGTCTTGTGATGTTTTTCCACAAGCGAATAGTACATAAATTACTTCCAAACCACGTTTTGTTTTGAAAGTAAAGGGATTGAGACCATTAAAAGTGTTCTTGAATGCATTTTGCAACACATCTATAAAATAACCTATTTTGTACATGTAATATGGTGATACATTTGCTATAAATCTTGCTACGAATTTATCAAAAGATGGTATTAGTTCATCAGCTTTGCAAAAAACTGATGTGCGTTTATCTATCATTTTAGGGTTAATTAAATCTTGTTCTGCTATTTTCTCCATTTTCTTCTTCTGAATAGGTTTAAGTTTATCTTTCCATTCATCCTCAGTATATTCTGTAAAATCTAAATAAATTTTTGGAAAAAAGTTATTTGAAGATTTCCAAATATCGGGTTGAGCTTTTGGGTATTTTGCTCCTAAGATTCGAACTGAAATACAGGCATCAAAGTGAGGTCCACTGTTAGTAGGACTTTGCATACAAGTTACAGGAAACATTAAAGGGTAAATATATTGTGGGTTTTCTCCATATGAACAAGTTCTGTCCATAAAAGGGTCTACAATATCCTTAGTTGCCCAAGGTAAATCTGATTTTAATAGTTTTTGTTCCTGTGTAACTGTTTGGATGTAAGTTTCGTGTTCGCGAATTGGGTAAGTAGTTAATGTTGATTCGTTATATAATTTATGAAGATCTAATTCTGAATGATTAATATTGAAATTGAAATGTAAATGTCTGCGAATTCTTTGGAAAAATCCATATTTTAATTGTGATTTATGAAAATTTATTACTGCTTCTTCTTTCCCTAAAAATTGTTCTACTGCTATTAATGTTGATTGGGCAATCGGCCTCATTAATTCCTCTATGATTATGGACTCCAATGGATGAGATTTTATAATACATGCTTGTCTATTCCATAATTCTATATCTTGGTAAACTTCCTCATTAAGTGACATATAAGCTGCTTTAAATTTCATAGCTGCGAATGAAGTGAATCTTTTAACTAAAG